AGACTGACGCGAACCGGCAACCGAGAAGTTAGCCATTGCATCATCTTGACCGAAGGCCGGGACAGCCTCAACGTTCAGTTGCAGACCCTCGGTGCCAAGACCACCGGCAGTGGTGCCGACGATGTCTTGCACTTGGGCAGTCCAAGTGGCGAGGTTAGCGGTCGAGAAGGGAGTCGGGGTAGCGCCGGACTGTGCCCACAAAGCAGCACTAAAACCGGGCAACACTTTATTCGGGAGAGCCATTTTCTTTCCTTTCCAAGAAATCAGGGTTATGCGATTGTCTTATGTTGGAATGTCAAGCTGACAATCTAGAAAAATCTGCGCGAGTTTTTCTTCGTTGTCATACGAGTTATATAGCCACATCACATCAACCTTGGACACATAGATGCCGTTTGGTGAACCCCCAAACAAACCGCTGTACCCGTGCAAGGATTGTAGGATTTGATTGGAAATTGTGAAACCGTCTTCTATCTGCTGCGTGAAGATGCTGACCTGAAAGATTGGCCTATCAATCCCTTTGTTGTTTTGGTTCTGACCCGTGTAGACATCCTGATGGATGTTTCGCAGGAACCAAGTCACAAACTTGGGTTGAGTCGCAAAGTTCCGATTAAACGCCGCATAAACGGGGACAGGCGTGACGACAGATTGCAGCGCCGCTTGGATTGCCTTGCCGTAGACGACGGGATTGCTCTGTGCCATGTCAGACCGCCGCCACAGGATCGTTGCGATAGCACATGAAGGTGATGCTCATGCGGTCGTTAGCCTCTCGGCAGTCACTGATGCGCCACTCGTGCCCGCGCCAAGTGATCGAATACAGGTCTTGACGATCCACCATCAGCTTGGTGTTGGGCGTGTAGTTCAGCGTCAACTGCACGATGTCTTGATAAAGACGGTACTTCTCGGAGATGCGAAGACTGTTGGACACGTCTGAGACACGCGCACGGGTATCGAACCACTTGGTTTGAGTGGTCGATTGCTCGCCAAAATCCGACTTGCCGAAAGTCAGATTGTTTACCGCGATGTTCTCAAACCGTGCGATTGCCATTTACATCACCAAAGGCTTGTAAGGCCGCAAGAGAGCAGTCACGCCGAAGGGGATGTCACGAAGCATTCCCTCGGTGCTGTTGCTGCGGTTGTTGTAGAGGTGAGTGAGCAAGAGCAGACCGGCCTGCTTGATGACGGGATACGCCGCCAAGGGGCTAGGCTGCACCGTGTATTCGCAGACCACCGGAGAGGTCATAAACACGTTGAGGTCGCTCGGGAGGTCAGCAAGGATTACCTTGTTGCCCGAGTTGTCGTACATATACTGACTTGCAGTAAGAGGCACGAACACCGAAGGCGTGTCGTCGTTCCAATACCCTACCCGGTCAATCACCACGCCGTTGTTGCCGTTGTAGCAGCCACCCGTGCTCCCTTGGCTTACCTCAGGCAAGTCAAGCGACAGAGGTACGCCGTACAGACTGCTCGCGTTGTAGTACACCCGATAGCTGATCGGCATGATCGGCAGACCGATCAAGTCTTCGATTGCCTGACGGGTCGCAACCTCAAGCATCAACAGGTAGGTGTCTTGAGACTCGTCGTTGAACAGGTTTAGCTGTTGAGTGATTTCCTCAAGCGTGAGCCAAGGCGTCACGTTGTCGCGGTCAATCTGCTCAAACTTCGCGTAGTTAAAAGGGTTGCGGGTCGGCGCAAGCGCCGGTCCCCCATACGTCAGGTAATTGTTGACTGACATGACAACCCCTTAGAGCTTGATCCGCACCCCTGCGAACGGGTCGCGCACAGAGCTGACCACACGCTTTTCAGCATACATGGTCACGAAACCGGGCAGCGTCTGTTCCATCATTTGAATGCTGAATTCGGTGTGGTCGCAGATCGTCAGGAAGCGCGGCCAATTGGCAAGGTAGATCGGGTACGTTGCCGACAGGTAAGGGTTCGGAATCACCGGCCAACCGAAGATGTGCGCCACCGCACCGCCGTCATCGTCACCCGTTTCGAGGAAGATTGGGAGGTTGTTGGTGTCCTTGAGTTCGCGCAGCAGTTCAATGGTCGCCGGAGCGATGTGCCATGCCGTGCCGGGAAGTGACCAATACTGACCGGGCAGCTTGGAAGCCGCAGCGGTGATGTCGTTGTAGGCAATCGCGGTCGTTGCCGTTTGCGTGGCAATCGTGTGGATGCCGTTGGTGATCGCCGTGCCCGAGGTGCCGTAGGCCGATGCTGCACCGTCGAGGTACATATTCAACCCACGCAGACCATCGGTTGCGCCCGTGGTGGTCGTGGTCGAACCGGCTTGGTCGGAGTTGACCGCCATCGACGCGCCCTCAAGTTGGGCAAACTCAAGCATCAGGTCTTCGACAAGCGTGGCGTCGAGGTTGTTCACATCGGACAGGACAGCCGAGCGAATCGGCAGGCGCGCAGCAACGACGCGAACGGGAAGCTGCCAAATGGTCGTGTTCGTGTCGGGAGAACCAAGGTTGTTCTGCACCGCATAGCCCCAAGGGTTGCCCGCTTGGTTGGTGGCGTTACCCGTCTTGGCAACGAACTGCATATCGGAACCTTCGCAGTCCCGAATGCGTGCGCCTTGTCGGAAGGGGTTTGCGTAGCGCAGAGCAGCGAAGGCGTCGTCAAAGATGACGCGACCACCAATGCCCGAGCCGGAGCCGGTAAGCGCCGAGGCTTCAGAGATGTCCACCTTGACTTGGCGGTTTTCTTGGATGGCAGACTTGATGCCGTTCAACAGCAGTTCAGTTACCGTGCTATGTTGCTTGTCCATTGGCGTAGTCCTTTGCAAAGTGCGCCCGAAATCCCTTTCAAAGAGACTCAATGAATCCCTTTGAAAAGAGGGGAGCCGAAGCCCCCCACTTTATTAAGCGCCCGTAGCGGTCGAGCGATAGCGAACCCCTGCGAAGGGATCGCGCACACTCGTGGCCAAACGCTTCTCACCGAAGAAGGTGATGAAGCCCGGAGCCGTTTGGTCGTAGCGACGCATGACCATGTTCAGACGGTCGATGATCGTGTGGAACCGGCTGAAGTCTGCGAAGTACAGGGGGTACTTGGCGACCGTGCCTGCGGAAGCACCGGCGGCGGTGGGGGTGTCAACATAGGTGTTGACCACCACATCGAAGCCGAGCAGCTTGCCCACGATACCGTCTTCAGCGGCGGGGTGCATACGCTCAAAGATCGGCGTGCCTTGGTTGTCCTTCAGGCCGCGAATTGCCGAGAGCATGACCGGGTTGATCATCCACTTGGCATTCGGCGTCCAGTAGGCTTGCGGCAGCGCATAAACCATGTTCACGAGGTCTTGGAATTGCACGTTGTTCGCGCTTGCAAAACCGTTCGTGGTCAATTGGTCATACGTTGCGAGCGAGTGCAGGCCGGAGGTCGAGGAAGTGCCCGACGAACCGAATGCAGCCGTGGAGGTGGTGCCGCCCGTGTAGGTGGCATTTGCACCGCCGTACTGATCCAAACCGCGCAGACCATCAGCGCCGCCGGTGGTCACCGAAGTGCCCGTGCCGGTCTGATCGTCGTTGATGATCATGGACAGGGCTTCGGCTTGCGCGAATTCGGCCAAACAGTCATCAACAACATTGGCTTCCAAACCATCGATGTCGTCCAAAGCCGCAGTGCGGATCGGGAACTGCACATTGATGTCCTTCAGCACCAGTTGCCAAATCGAGGTGTTTTCAGTCGTTGCTGCGCCGTTGTTTTGAATGGCGTAGCCCCACTGAGCGCCTGCATTGCCGGTCTTGACCCGGAACTGATAGGACGAACCCTCGGTAGCCACGGTACGCGACAGGCCGCGCATCGGGTTATACATACGCAGAGACACAAACACGGGATCGTATGCGGTACGACCACCCTTGCCGTCGCCGCCTGCGGTCAGTTGCGAGGCTTCGTTCATGTACGCGTAATACTGAGACTCGTCGGCAAACATCTTGAGTTCCTTCTCGAAACTCTTGCCGCCGTTGGCGTAATCGCGCAGTTGCTCACGCACGCTGCGATTCACATCCTGACGCACAGACTTGGCGATAGGACGAATCAGAGCAGGGGCGTTCAGGCTTGCAACCTTGGCTTCCAAGGTGGCGACCTTCTCAGTCAGTTCAGCCTTGGCAGCTTCGACCGACTCGTTAGCCTTGGCTGCGATTTCTTCAGCTTTGGCAAGGGTAGACGCTTCGATTGCGTCCAACTTTTCGATGATTTCCTTAGACATGATCAGCCTTTCAGACGATTGGAAAGATGCTTGAGAATTTCCCGCTGCTCTAGGGCTGCGAGAAGTTCGGCTTCGGTCGCTTCCGCATCAGGCTCACCCTGAGTCGGCGCAATTTCAAGAACGGTCGTCACAACCTCACGCTGCTCCAACACTTTCTTGAAGGTAGATGCGGCAGCGACCGCATCTTTTTTGGACAGCCCTGCTTCACGCAAAGCCTTCTCCAAAATCTTGAGATCAGCAGAGCCATCAGGTCGGAAGAATTCCAACTTGTGTACTTCTGCCATCGGGTTGTTGGGATGCATTACGACGGAGACTTCTCGGAGTCCGCCTTGCGAAATTTGGAAATAACCTTCCTCCATGTCGCTACCGCTTTGGAGGGGATTGCCTTCAGCATCGACCATACAGTATTCATCTGCGTATGCTCCTACAGAGACACCGCCGAACATAGCCGGGGATTCGGTCATCACCTGATACAGATCAGACCCTTGAGTGGTGTTCAGGTACAGACGGCCCTCGGCCATCATGCCCTTGTCAGTGAATTCGAATGCAGTCCACTCACCCACCGGCATTGCATCGGCGTTGTGATTGACAAACATGGGCAGGGGTCGCTTGGTGTCAGCGAATTCTTTAGCCCACTGCATAAAGCCTTCCGGCTTGTAAAAGAAGCGCCGACCATCAGCGCCCTCACGCGGTCCCCAAGTGGTGACGGTGGCTTCAATCTTTCCGCTTGGCTCTTGGTTTCCTGCCGCCTCGGGTAGAACCAGTTTTGCTTCGCAGATCAGTTGGATTTGTTTCATTGATGACCCCTTCAAAGACCGTCGTGTTTATGTCTTGTATTTTCGGGGACATCAGGCGCGGAACCTGAATTGGCAATTCCGCAGGCCGACGCACTTGGTTTGCAAGTGCTGCAAGCAATTTTGCGTGAACTGCCATATTCGGTCAAGTTGTGCCGATGTTCATGCGTCGGGTCTGATTCCCGCCGCCGCCGCCCGTGTCTTGTGGTGAACTGCCCGGAATGGGCTTTTGATCGCTGTTCTTGCCGACCAACTCACTAGCCCCGTCCATCGTATGCCTACCGAGGTATTCCCGCGCCTCGTTGGGCGTAAGTATGCCTGCATTTACGCCCGCCACCACATAATTCATTTGGTCTAGCGGTGCGCCCATAAGGAATTGCTGCGTGTCAAATTCTACGCACAGTGAGGGGTAGCCCGCTAGTAAATGTTGCTTGAGCTTCTGACGGACGTTCACGATGATCGGGTACATCGTGGATTTGTAGAATTCGTCCAACATCGTTTGAGTGTTGTTGTACTTCCCGTCTGCGATCCCAATCATCGCCGGGGGCACGCCAAACAAACCGCAGATGCGCTTCATCGTTTGCAGCTTTAACGCCGCAGCGTCGGCGTCTTGCAGGGAAAGCATCTTTAGGGGTTCGTACTTCATGCCCTGATCCAACAGCATCCCCTGACCGGGCTTGGACGGGTCGGTGGTTCGGCTTCCCGTCATGCTCGACCATGCTTCCTTGAGCCGCGCTGCGATTTCCTTGTACTTAGCGTCAGGAATAACCGATTCGGTGACGAACATCCCCGAGGGTTTCGCGCCGTTCTGCATCACATAGTTGGCGTACAGGTCGATGTCCTGATCTAGACCGACCAACTCCACCGCAAGGATGCCCTTGTTAAAGCCCGCCGAACCCTGCCAAGGCATATCCTTGCAGTGCATCACTTGGTAATACTCTAACGGCTCGTCCTTAGAAAACCCGTAGGAAGGCGTGGACAGGCGATACGACGGATAGCGGGTCGGGGTGATGGTGACCGCAATCAGCGTCGAATCGAGAATGAACATCTCGGTGGGAGTCTGCGTAGGATTCTTTTGATCCTTGCGCCACCAAAGCGTGAAGGCTTCGCCCAAGAGGTCGTGCCACATCAACCACTGATACCAAAACTCGTATTGGCTTTGGAATTGGTTGGGGTTTTGTAGCAGGGTCAGAACTTGTTGGGCTTTGGTCTTGTTCCGGGTAGAAACGCGGGAATCCTTGACCGCATCGACCACTGTGCCGTCGTCCAACTCGCACATGATCTTGATGGGCAACTGACTCAAGGCGCGGGCTTTTGCGCCAAGTGCTGCCATCACCGTGCTATTTCGGGACAGCGTGGATACATCCACCACCCGCCCTGCGTCTGTAACGGCACTCGTGGTGACGTACAGAATCTGCGTATTGACCGTCGGCCTGCGGTTGTCGCCCTGATAGACGACGTTGTTACCTAGCGCGGTCTGCCCAAACAACGTGTTTGCTTCGTTGTTTTGCGTTTGTTTCCGCTTGAAAATGTCTAGGATTCCCATGTTTGGCCCCCGTTTCCCGCTTACTTTACCACTCAAGCGTGCGGAAACCAAACGATTCCGAGGTGTAAACATTGTCCAAGTGGCAATGCACGGCCATGATCATGGCGATGATGCCGTCGATCTTTGCCGAAGGATCGGCGGCGTTCTTCCTAACCTTGACGTTGGCGTTGATGTCCACGAAGCATTCGCAGTTCCCTAGCTGCCAACCAACAAAGGGATTACCCGAATGCTTGATCGCCTTCTTCAGAATCAGTTGCTCGGTGGTCTTTGACGGGTTGGACAAGACTGCCATACCTTGCCCCACCTTCTTGACCGGCAGCCCTTTGCCGTAGAGGTTGGCGACTAGGGCAGCAGCGTTGTACGGGTCGAAGGCGATTTCCTTAACGTCGTACTTCTGAGCTTGGGAGGTAATGTAAGCCTCCACTTCGTTCAGGTCGGTTACGTTGCCTTGGGTCAGCTTGAGGATGCCTGACTGCCGCGCCTGCTCAAAGATGCTTAGGTAGTGGTTGGGCACAAAATCTAAGGATTCCTCGGGCAGGAAGAACTGAAACTCTGCGTAGAAGTCTTCCTCGCCGTACCTGTGGAGCGTGCAGACCGCATTCAGGTCGCGGGAGTGCGCCAAGTCGAACGCAATAAAGGTTGATTCGGGCTTGCCCTCGGGCATCGGGGCAATGGACTCATCCCAATGCTTACGATCCACCCATGCGGCATTGGCAGAGACATAGACGTTGAGTTGCTTGCACAGGAATTCATTGAGGCTTGCCGGTTTAGCAGATGCCTCGTCTGCCATGTGCTGAATATGCTCAGTGGTGACCGAGATGCCGAGCATGGGGTTGGCCTTGCCCCATGTGGCCTGATCGCGCCAGTTGTCGCCCTGATCGATTGAGTAACAAAGCCCAAACCACTTGCCCGAGTCGGCGGCATCGCCCCGAAGTAGGCTGCGGAAGTAGGTCAGGTCTTCAAAGAACTTAGTCTCGCGGGTGAATGAGGCTGTGGTCATGTAGAGCCGCAGCGGGTTCTTCCGCGCACCCATGCCTGAGTGCAGGACTTCGATGGAGGATCGTTCTGTGATCTGTGCAGCCTCGTCTATGAGGGCACAGGATGGGTTCTTGCCGTCGCCTGTCTTTCGGTTCTCCCGGCTCAGTGCTCGGTAGGTCGAGGTCGTATCGCCCTGCTTTTTGATCTCAGATCGGTAGGTCAGGAACTTGGCGGCAAGCCTTTCGTCCATTGACTCCACGATTGCCTTGGAGGAATCAAAGCAGATGCTTGCCTGCTCCCGGCTTGTGGCAAGGGTAAAGACTTCCGCGCCTGCGTCCCCGAACATCAGTTCGTACAAGGCCACGATAGAAGCTAGGGTGGTCTTGCCTGACTTCCGAGGGACGAACAGGATGACATCGGTGACCCATCTACGCGAGTGATCCGCCTTATCCCGAAACCCGTAGACGCCCGCCAAGAACAGGACTTGGAAAGGCTGCAAGACGATGGGCTTGCCCGCGTCCGGCCCCTTTACATGGCGGCAGAACCCGACGAACTTGAGGATGTGTTCAGCTTTGGCCGGGACAAACTCGTAAGGCGCATCCTTGCGCTCTGCCATGTCCAAGAACCGCTGAGAAGCTAGTCGGACATCCTCACAAGCCGGAATGTCGCCCCGAGTAACTGAAGCCGCGTACTGAAACGCAGGTTCAAGCAGTGGCGAACAGTTCATCGACGGCAGTTGCTTTGTTTACTTTCTTTGGACGGCCACGCGCCACTAGGCCAAGCTCACCGAGAATCTTAATTAGTTTGTCGATGCACTCGTTCCTGAGCTTGACCCATCCGGTAGTACCGACACCCGCCGCGTACTGCGTGATGTAGCCCTCTTCGTTGATGTGGCGTTGCGCCTCAGTCAGCGACTCCATGATCACGATCATCGACGCAATCAAGGTTTCGTCGCTTGGCGAGATTGACCCGTAAGTATTTTCCAACTCGTCCCGGATCAGAGTTTCAAACACGGTCGCGTCCCAAGAACTCGGGTCTTTGAAAAACCCAATGATCTGCCGAGGAGGTTTGCGTTTTGGTTCTTTCATGGGAATTCCCTTTCTTCTCTTGTCTGATTTTCTTACTTTAACTTAATAGTGTTCAACTTTGTGTCTACACGAAGTTGAC